CCAGGATGGCACGGGGGCGACGATCGCCGGCCCGTGGCTATCTGCCCACCCGCCGGGTCCGAAAACGCCCACAGGGCCGATTTCGCGATGACCGGGGACGACATCGTGATCGTGCTCTTGATGCTGGTCATGCTCGGTGCGGCGTTGACCAAGAGATAAAGCAGGCCAGACACACAACCACAAGGAGTTGACCATGGTGACGAGAACGAAGACCGCGAAGGCGGAAGCCGAGATTCAGATCCTGCAGATGCAGGAGGGATCGATCACGTGCCGAGTGGTGGGCGTCACACCGCTCCTCATGAACCGCATGTCGGAGAAGGCGAAGCACGAGCTCTTGTTGCCGAAGGGCAAGAAGACGGCGGCCGACAAGGCCGCAAACCTGAAGCACGACATCTATGCGGAGTTCCGGGCTTCGGCCTACTTGGACCCCGACCCGAAGGCTCCGACGCGGTTGCGGGTGATGTCAACGGCCTTCAAGGGGGCGATGCGCTCCGCGGCGCTGGACATTCCGGGCGCGCGCAAAGCACAGATCGGACGTCTGACCTACGTCACGGGCGAGTACGTGAGCATCTACGGGAAGCCGAAGATGCACATGGCGATCGTGCGGAACTCTGACGTCAATCACACGCCCGATGTCCGCACCCGGCTCATCGTGCCACAGTGGGCAGCGCAGATCAGCGTGCGCTACAACTCCACGTTGCTCAAGGAAAGCTCGGTCCTGAACCTCCTGGCGACCGGAGGCATGTTCGTGGCGATCGGCGATTGGCGTGTGGAGAAAGGCAGCGGGACGTTCGGTCAGTTTCGTCTGGCGGGCGCCAAGGATGCGGAGTTCGACGAGATCGTGAAGCACGGCGGGTACTCCGCGCAGGTAAAGGGCATGGCGCATCCCGAGCCGTACGACGAGGAGACGGCAGAGATGAAATCATGGTTCGATGTCGAGGCTACCAGCCGCGGCTACAAGCACCTGGAGGCGGCATGAACGTCGCGAAAGAGTTGGACCGGATCGCGAAGGCGGCGCCGGATGGGGTGCTCACGCCCGCGGCGGTGGTGGATGCCGCGCGCGACGAGAGCCACCCGCTTCATGACCGATTCGAATGGGATGACAGCAAGGCCGCCGAGGCGCACAGGCTCAATCAGGCGCGCGTACTGATTCGCTCAGTGCGGGTCGTGGTGACGCTGAACGAGCGCAGTGTGCAGACGATCCAGTATGTTCGGCACCCGGATCGTCCGAAGCATGAGCAGGGCTATGCGTCGTTCCAGCAGCTGGTCGAGAACGCCGATGAGCGTCAAGCGGCGCTTGCTGAGGAGTTCAGTCGCGCCGGCGCGGCGATGAGGCGCGCGAAAGGACTGGCGGATGCATTCGCGCTGGCAGGGGAAGTGGATGCGGTCATCGAACAAATCGAAGAACTGCAGATGAAGCTGCGGCGCGCGCCCGAGGAACGACTCGGCGTGGCTGCGTGATTTGGTACACGGCAGTCCAGGCTTGGTGCGGCGGGTCTAGGCTGGGCTGGGCTTGGCGAGGCGAGGTGAGGCAGGCGTGGTAGGGCATGGCGTGGCCTGGCGGGGCTGGGTGCGGCGCGTCTAGGCATGGCAGGCACGGCTAGGCTGGGTGAGGCATGCGATCGAGGATCTGATGATGGCGAAGGAACTCGGAATTGACCGATGATCGGCTCTCCTACCTGCTGGACCTGTGGGCCGAGTACATGCGCGGCGAGCTGGGCGGCACGGGTATGCCCGACGGCTATGACAGCCGGGCCCACGTCGGCAGCAGCACCGCCAGCAAAGCGTGGGACGCGATGGTCAACGACGTCGAGCGCTGGCAGGCCGAGGTGATTGACGCCTGCATCGACGACCTACCCCTGAACGCGTACCTGCGGGCGCGCGACAGGCTGAAGCTGGACTTGAAGAGGAGGGGTGTCGAGTGATGCTTGACGCCCCGATCCTTTTCGAATAACGTTCGCGTCGCCGTGGGCGAGGTGCGCCTGCAGCAAACGTACAGGGCTCGCTTCGCACGAGCCTCCCGCATTCTGGTGGTGGCTCTGCGCTGCCGCTGTCCTGTGTCTCCTCCTCCTTGTTCGGTGGATTCGCCCCGCTTGTCGGGGCTTTCTTTCATTCCGGATGGATTGCGATGGCCGAGCGCCTCCGTGGTCGAGCTGCCGTCGCGCAGCGGGCCCGGCGCTTGGCCATGCATCCGCTGTGCGCACACTGCCTTCTGCGTGGCTGGTTCACGGCAGCGACTCAGGTGGACCACATCGTTCCGCTGTTCAAGGGAGGCGATGACGGGGACGCGAACACACAGAACCTCTGCGATGACTGTCACAGGGCCAAGACGGCCGAGGACCAGGGCTACCGCGCGCGGCACGAGGTCGGCGTCGACGGGCGGCCGACCGACCCGGGTCATCCGTGGAACCGGGGCGGGGGGTAGGAGGTTCGAATCCTCGGGGCCGAGGCGCGGAAACCGCGCACGTACCTCCGTTTTCATCGCCGCGAATTGAGCACTGGGGGGGGCTGACTGAATGTTGACCGTCACGATGCGCACCGTGGCCGACTTGACGCCGTACGCCCGGAACGCGCGGACGCATTCGGACAATCAGGTGGCGCAGATCGCCGCCAGCATTCAGGAGTTCGGCTGGACGAACCCGATTCTGGTCGACGAGGCCGGCGGGATCATCGCGGGCCACGGGCGATTGAAAGCGGCGCTGGCCCTTGGGTACCCGGAGGTGCCTACGATCGCCGTGACGGGGCTCACGGCGGCCCAGAAACGGGCCCTGGTTCTGGCGGACAACAAGCTCGCGCTGAACGCGGGCTGGGACAGAGATCTGTTGGCTGCAGAGCTGTCGGATCTGCGCGAACTGGGCGCAGAGCTGAGGGTGGTCGGCTTTGCCGAGGACGAGCTGCAGGCGATCTTCTCGAGGCCGCCAAACGCCGGATTGACGGACCCTGACGAGGCGCCCGAGCCGCCGGCCGAGCCGGTGTCGCGGCGGGGCGATGTTTGGGTGCTGGGCAAGCATCGGGTTATGTGTGGCGACTCGACCAGTATCGATGCAGTCGAGACGCTGATGGCAGGGAAGAAAGCGGACTTTTGCTTTACCTCGCCACCGTACAACGCAGCGATAAAGTCTGCTCAGATGCACAGCAAGGCGCCGAAGTCAGGCGCTGGTGGCTTGTATGTCGGCGGGTACTCGGACGACAAGTCGAGCACTGAATACGTTCAGTTCAACTCGGACATCATCAGTGCGCTCTCGGCAGTGGCGGGCGAGAATTTCACCTGTTGCTACAACATCAACTACAACAAGAACAGCCCGAGCGAGTACATCGACGTTATCCACGCTGCCAAGCAGAGCATCCCACTGGTCGAGACGATCGTTTGGGAAAAGGCGATGGCGGTCTCGCTGCAAGGCGACAACCTGACGCGCATCTTCGAGTTTGTCTTTGTGCTGTGCAAGGGCAAGTTCAAGATCAACAAGAATCGCACCGACTGCCTGAAGAATCTCTGGAAGATCAGCAACATCGGCGCGAACCACGAAAGCCACAAGGCTTGCTTCCCGATCAAGCTGGTCGAGGAAGGCATCAAGAACTTCGCGCCGCACGGTGCCGTGATCGTTGAGCCCTTCGGCGGCAGTGGAACCACGCTGATCGCCGCGGAAAAGCTCGGCTGCAACGCGCATCTGATGGAGCTGGACCCAAAGTACTGCGACGTGATCGTCACTCGCTGGGAGGCCTTCACCGGCGAGAAGGCCGCCTTGGAGGCAGACGGCCGAACATTTAACGAGGTTGCCGGTGCCTGTCGGCCGCAAGCCCAAGCCGCCTGACCTGAAACTGGTCACCGGGAATCCGGGCAAGCGACCAATCAAGCGAGCGCCGACAGCGCCTGGCGCGCTGGAGCGGCCGCCAGACTGGCTGACGGCCGAGCAGAAGACCTCCTGGCGGTATGCGGTGAAGTGCGCCCCGCTCGGTCTACTGCGCAAAGCCGACCGCGCGGTGCTGGCAGGGTTCATCGTGGCCGAGTCGATTCACCGGGACGCCTCTCGCAAGGTCGCGGAGTTCGGCCTGCTCACGAAGACTCCGAGAACGGGCGAGCCGATGCAGTCGCCATACCTGCCGATCGTGAACCGGCAGTTTCAGTTGATGCTGAGGGCGGCGACCGAGCTCGGATTCACGCCGGTTGCGCGAGCACGAGTGGACAACGTCGCGGCAGGTGATGGCGAAGACGAAGAAGACGGCGAGCGCAAGCCCCAGTCGGCGGCGCGGTTCTTCGACTGACCCCTGCACGCAGTACGCTCGCGACGTCACCAGCGGCCGAATCGTCGCCGGTCCGCACGTGCGCGCGGCGTGCGCCCGGCACCTGCGCGACCTCGAGGACGGCCCGGCACGGGGATTGGTCTGGGATCCGGCGGCCGCAGAGCGCTTCGCCGCCTTCTGCCGGGAGGTGCTGCGGCTGAACGGGGGCGAGTTCGAGGGCGAGCCATTCGAGCTGGAGCCGCCGCAGGCCTTCATTGCCGGCAGCCTCTTCGGCTGGAAGGTTGCCGCTACCGGATACCGTCGGTTCCGGGTGGCCTACATCGAGATGGGCAAGGGCAACGGGAAGTCGCCCTTCGCCGCCGGGATCGGGCTGTACGGCCTGGTGGCCGATGGCGAGTCGCGGGCAGAGATCTACGCGGCGGCCACGAAGAAGGATCAGGCGCAGATCCTCTTTCGGGACGCGGTGGCGATGGTCGATCAGGCGCCCGAGCTGAACGCACGGATCGTGCGCTCGGGCGGCAAGATGAAGGAATGGAACCTCGCGTATCTGAAGACTGGGTCGTTCTTCCGGCCGATCGCCTCGGACGGCGCGCAGTCCGGCCCGCGCCCGCACGTGGCGCTCTTGGACGAGGTGCACGAGCACAAGTCGCCGCTCGTGGTGACGATGATGCGCGCTGGCGCGAAGGGCCGTCGGCAGCCGCTCATCGTGATGATCACCAACAGCGGCACCGACCGCACATCGGTGTGCTGGGATCAGCACGAGTACGGCACAAAGGTGTGCGACGGCACGCTGGTGGACGACGGCCTCTTCGCCTACATCTGCGCGCTGGATGAGGGCGACGACCCGTTCAAGGACACGGCCTGCTGGGTGAAGGCCAATCCGCTGCTCGGGGTATCGATCCAACCGGCGTATATCGAGGAACAGGTCCGCGAGGCGCGCGGCATGCCGTCGAAGGAATCGACGGTCCGGCGGCTGAACTTCTGCCAGTGGACGGATGCCGCCAACCCGTTGATCGGCGCGCAGGTCTGGCTGGCAGCAGCTGACCCCGATTTCGATGAAGATCGGTTGCTGGGCCGGCGCTGCTATGGCGGGCTGGATCTGTCCAGCACGACCGACCTGGCGGCGTTCGCCGCGGTGTTCGAACCGTCGCAGGACGACCCAATGTGGCGGCTGAGGGTCTGGCAGTGGATTCCGGATCACGAGTTGGACGAGAAGGCGCGGCGCGACAAGGTGCCGTACCTGGCCTGGATCGCCGCCGGCTGGCTCGAGGCCACGCCCGGCCGCGCGATCAACAAGCGGCACATCGCCGCGCGGCTGATCGAGCTGCATGCCCGGTATGCCTTCGAGGAGATCGCTTTCGACCGCTGGCGGGTCGAGGATCTGAAGACCTTCCTCGAGGACGAGGGGGTCGATCTGCCGCTCGTGCCGTTCGGCCAGGGCTTCCAATCGATGGGGCCGGCGGTGGATGAGTTCGAGCGGCTGCTGGTGGCCGGTGACATGAAGCACGACGGCAACCCGGTGCTGACCTGGAACGCCGCCAGCGTGGTGGTCGACGAGGATCCGGCGGGCAACCGCAAGCCGACGAAGCGCAAATCGGCGGGTCGGATCGACGGTGCGGTGGCCGCGATCATGGCCTGCGGGCGGGCCGCGGCCGGCCAGCTTTCAACCTATTCCGGAGAATTCACCTCGGTATGAGCGTCCTGATCATCAACGCCACCCACGCGGCGGGCGTGGCGCTGGTGGCGGTGGGCGCCGCCTTCCAATGGGGCTGGCCGGTGGGGCTGATGGTGGGCGGCGGCTTGGTGCTGGCGCTGTCGCTCGTCATGCTGAGGGTGCTGCGCTGATGTGGGTCACCCGCGCGATGCTGGCGCAGGCGCCGGCCGGCACCGACGACTTCTGGTACATGCCGATCAGCATGACCACGGCCGCCGGCGTGCCGGTCTCGGCCGACACCGCGATGCGGCTGTCGGTGGTCTACGCCTGCGTACGGGTCAAGGCCGAGGCGGTGGCCAAGATTCCGCTCGAGCTGCTGCGCGGTTTCGACGTGGTGAAGGACCATCCGGTCGCCCGCCTGCTGGCCCGCAAGCCGAACCGCTGGCAGACGTCGTTCGAGTGGCGCGAGATGATGCAGGCGCACCTCGAGCTGCGCGGCAACGCGTACTCGCGGATCTACTTCGACCGGGCGGGCGCGGTGGCCGAGCTCGTACCGCTGCACCCGGATCGCGTGACGCTGGTCGACCTGCCGGATGGTGATTGGCGGTACCGCCATACCGATCTGCAGGGCCGCACGGTCGACCTGGTGCGGTACGAAGTGCTGCATCTGAAGCAGCTCTCGACCGACGGGCGGCTCGGCACCAGCACGATCGGCGCGCAGCGCGAGGGGATTGCGACGGCGCTGGCGACGCAGGACTACGCCGGTCGCACCTGGCGCAACGGCGCGCGGCACTCGGGCATGTGGGTCGAGATGCCAGGCAAGTTCGCCAACGACGACCACAAGCGCAAGTGGCGCGAGGACTTTCGCGCGTCACAGACCGGCGCCAACGCCGGCCAGACGCCGGTCATGGACCAGGGCATGAAGCTGCACGAGCTGGGCATGTCGAACGCCGACGCGCAGTTCATCGAGTCGCGCAAGTACAGCGACAACGACCTGTGCCGAATGTTCCTGGTTCCCCCGCACAAAGTCGGAATCCTGGAGCGGTCGACCAACAACAACATCGAGCACCAGGGGCGCGAGTTCTACGGCGACACGATGATGGGCGTGTTCCGGCGCTGGGAAGAGGCGCTCGAGACGTCGCTTCTGACCGAAGACGAGTGGGACGACCTGCGGATCGAATTCGACGTGGCCGAGCTGCTGCGCGCAGACACCGCCGGCCGCACGCAGCTCTACCAGGCGGCGATCACCTCCGGATGGCTCACCCGCAATGAGGTGCGCGAGCGCGAAAAGTACGCGCCGCTGCCCGGCCTGGACAAGCCGCTCGAGCCGCTGAACATGAACACCGCCGGCGACAAGCGCCCCGGCAGCAACGGCGCCCGGCCGGCGCCGACCGAGGATGAGGACGAGCCGCCCAAGGCGCGGGCGCTGCTGGTGGCGGCCGCCGATCGCTGCGTGACCCGCGAGGTCAACGCGGTGCAGCGGATCGTGGACCGGTACAGCACCGGGCCGTCCGCCGTCGAACAGATCGTGACCTGGTATGAGGCGCACGCCGCGTTCTGCCGCCAGGTGCTGCTGATCACCGACGACGAGGCGGCGAGCCTCTGTGCCGCCCGGATCGACGACCTGAAGACGAACGACGTCGCCAAGACGCTGGCCCGCTGGAAGGCCGGCGCCGGCGCGCTACTGCTGGAGTACCTGTGAACCCGATTCTGGCGGCCCTGCTGGGCCAGTGCTGGGCGCTGGACGCCCTGGTGATGGAGCGGCTGACGTCGGTGATCCTGCGCTGGTCGGCGGGCGACCGGCTGACCGCCGAGCAGGTCGCCGCGGCGGTGGGCGGCGCGCCGCAGGCGGCCGAGCAGCGGCGCAACTCGGCGGCCTCGGGCGCTGGCGGCGTGGCAGTGATTCCTCTCTACGGGGTGATGGCGCACCGCGCGCACATGGTGCAGAACATCTCCGGGCCTGGCGGCACGTCGACGGAGCTCTTCGGCCGGGCGCTCTCCGCGGCGCTGGCGGACCCAGCCGTGGCCGCGGTGCTGATCGACGTGGACTCGCCCGGCGGATCGGTGCACGGCACGCAGGAGCTCGCCGACCGCATCCATGCGGCGCGCGGCCAGGGCAAGCCGATCGTGGCGATCGCCAACGCCACTGCCGCGAGCGCCGCGTACTGGGTGGCCTCGGCCGCCGACGAGGTGGTCGCCACGCCATCGGCGCTGGTCGGCTCGATCGGCGTCATCACGGCGCACGAGGACAAGTCCGCCAAGCTGGCCGCCGAGGGCACCAAGGTGACCTTCGTCCACGCCGGCCGGTACAAGGCCGAGGGCAACAGCGCCGAGCCGCTGGCCGACGAGGCGCGCGCCTACGCCCAGGCGATGGTCGACCAGTTCTACGGCGTGATGGTCAAGAGCATCGCGCGCGGCCGTGGCGTGGCGCCGGAGATCGTGCGCAGCCGGTTCGGCGAGGGCCGCACGCTGACCGCAGCCGACGCGCTGGCGGCCGGCATGATCGACCGCATCGAGACGCTGGACGAGACCATCGCCCGGCTGCAGAACCCACGCCGGCGCGCGCGGATGAGCAACGCGAACGCCCTGCGGCTCGCCCAGGCGAGCTGACCGAATTTCCGGCCCGATGGTCGGTGGATCCAGGCCCCAGTCGGGGCCCTTTTCATTTTCAGAGGACTGGAAATCATGAATGCACGTCTCCGTGCCCTGCTGGCCAAGAAGCAGGCCAAGATCGACGCCGCGAAAGCGCTGACCGCGGCCGCTGGCGAGAACGAACTGTCCACCGACGACCAGGCGAAGTTCGACGCGCTGATGGATGAGGCCAATGCCCTGCAGGCCTCGATCGACCGCGAACGCGCGCTGATCGAAGCCGAGCGCAGCCAGCCGGGCCTGCCGGCGCCGGCCGGCGGCCGGCAGCCGCACATCACCGTCGACGAGAACATCGAGCAGGATCCTCGTCGGGGCTTCGCGCACATGGGCCAGTTCGCGCGAGCCGTGCTGAACGCCTCGACGGGCGCCGGCGCTCATGACCAGCGCCTGATGACTCTGAGCGCGGCCGCAGCGTCGACCTACGGCAACGAATCGTCGGGCGCGGACGGCGGCTTCCTGGTGCCGCCCGAGTACGCAGCGGGCATCCTGTCGGTGATCGAATCGCCGGAGAACCTGCTGTCGCGGTGCCGGCAGATCCCGATCTCAGGCACGACGATGTCGTTCCCCAAGAACGAGACCACCGAGCACGGCACCACGGGCATCCAGGCGTACTGGGACGACGAGGCCGACACGATCACCCAGTCCAAGGCGGCCTTCAAGCTGTCCACCGCGCGCGTGCATCGCATCACCGCGCTCGTGCCGATGACGGAAGAACTGCTGGAGGATTCGCCGGCTGCTGGCGCATGGGTCGAGATGGAGGCCGGCGAAAAGATGGCGTTCAAGGTCAGCGACGCGATCCTGAACGGCCTGGGCGCTGGCTCGCCGCTTGGCGTGATGAATGCGCCGTGCCTGGTCACGGTGAGCAAGGAGTCGTCGCAAGCGGCGGACTCGCTCTTGGCGCAAAACATTCTTAAGATGAAATCGCGCATGCCGGCTCGCAATTACTCGCGGGCGGTTTGGGTGATGCACTCGGATGTCGAGCTGCTGCTGCCGGGCCTGTTCATCCCGATCAAGAACGTCGCGGGCACCGAGAACGTGGGCGGCGTTCCGATCTATCTGCCAAGCGGCGCCAACGGTGTCTCCACCAGCATGCTGCTCGGCCGGCCGGTGGTCACCACCGAATCGGCGGCGGCGGTCGGCGATCTGGGCGACATCGTGCTGGGCGACTTCAGCCAGTACATCGCGCTCACCAAGGGCGGCATGAAGTCCGACCAGTCGATCCATCTGTGGTTCGACCAGAACCTGCGGGCGTTCCGCTTCGTGATGCGCGTGGGCGGCCAGCCGTGGCTGTCGGCGCCGATCGCCCGCAAGAACGGCTCGAACACGCAGTCGCACTTCGTGACGCTCGAAGCCCGTTGACCCACTAAATTATCTGGAGTCTGGAATGAACCTGAACACCCGACTGGACGAACAGGTCGCGCTCGTCCAAGCCACCTCCCTGGTGGCGCTGACCTCGACCGCTGGCGACGCGGCCTACGTGTCGCTGAAGAACTACGCCGGCGCCATGGTGACGATCGACGTGCTGAATGCCACCACGGTCACCGGCGGTGCCGTGACGCTCAAGCAGGCCAAGGCGGTGGCCGGCACCGACGAGAAGGCGCTCGCCTTCACGCGGATGCTGGCCAACATCGACATCGGCGCCGGCCAGACGCTGACCGAAACGGCGGTGTCATCGAACACCTTCACGACCGACACGACCAACAGCAAGCGCCTGCGCTACGTGATCGACGTGAAGGCCGCGGACCTGGACGCGAACAACGGCTTCGACTGCTTCCGGGTCGATGTCGCCAGCATGGCCAACGCCATCGGCCTCGTGTCGTACGTGCTGTATGGCGCCCGCTACAACGGCGCCAATCCGCTGGCCGACTGATCGCCACCCGCCCCTTGACCGGGCCGCTTTCGAGCGGCCCTTTTCATTTTGGGAACATCGATGGTCGCATTCGTCAAGCACCAACCGTTCGTGGAGAACGTCTCGGAGAAGAAGATCGACCTGTCCGGCACGCTGAAGATTGTCCTTTCCAACGCGGCGCCGACAGCCACTCACGGGCAGAAGTCGCAGATCAC